CCATCGTCACTATGCAATACAAACCAAAAATTCAATTTGGAGGTCTACCTCCTGTCGTTATCGACAATAAGCGAAAGCAAAGAGCTGGAGCTCGCCAAGCGGTCAAGGAAGATGGGTTGGAATCCAATACTTTCACTACCTATGATCACGAGGTTAAATTTGAGAACATAAAGGCACGAGTCAATGTTTGCCGCGTCAAAAATGACGACCCAGAGACTGGAGTCGGGGTCGCTAAAGGCGCAATATTGGCCGGAGTTCCACTTACTGTTCCTAGTAATACGGCTGCCAGTACCATGCATGCTATGAAGAAGCGGTGCGATTACAAGCCCGCTCTCAAGGACATATCGTCTTTCAAACGTGGCCATGAGTTGCTCATGGCTAAGTTCAAGCCCCAGGAAGACATTCGAGTTGACAAAGATCTCATGGATGAGTACTTTGCAACATGTGATCCTGGCAAGGGCCGTAGGTTGTTGGAGGCGTTGGAAGGTGCACAATGGAACAGTGAGATGGACAGAAAACATGTGTTCGCAAAACAAGAAGTTCTCCTTAAGGACCACAAGGCTCAGCCGCGCGTTGTATACCAAGGAACAGACATGTACAACGCCTTGACTGGTCCTGTTGTGATGGAGCTTAACAACAGGATGAAAAAGATCTTTTCAATGGCCAACCCTTTTAACACCGGTAACATCGCACTCTATGGGTGCGGCATGAAAGGGGAGGAGCTGGGGGAAATCATGGAGCAAGCCGAAGGGGTACCGATCGAGAGCGACGCAAAGAATAACGATGGCAGTCAACCGAAAGAACTTCGCAAGTATGAAGCGATGTTCTATCGTAAATTGGGAGCACCCGTGTGGTTCGTTCAGGAATTTGCGCGTACGACGAAAGTAAGAGTGTGGACCCGGTATGGGGTCGTGCAGATGTAGAGGGTGAGCGTTGGTCCGGTGAGACAACGACCACCACTGGCAATTCGTACACGCATATGGCTCTAATTCAGGCTGCGCTGGAGCGCGCCACAATTGAAAAGAGCACCAACGTACACGGAGGGGACGACTATTTGGGGTTTGTCGTGGGTGACGAGGTCAAGTTCAAGGAGGCTATTGAAAAGGTCTTCGACGACACTGGAATGGTCGCCGAAGTAGTGCCACAAAAAGATCGTCACTTTGCAACCTTTTATAGGAAAAGGTATATACGAGGCTCTATAGGATGTCGTCCCGTACCACAATTCGGGCGCGTGTTGGCTAAATTGAACTTGCGTCCAAATAGGAATACGCAAGTCAATGATCGTGATTACATGGCCGGCAAGTATCTCTCTGCCGCTTATGAACATCGACACGTGCCTGGCATAAAGGAGCTATTGGTTGAAACTTCTGCCCGCCTCTCTGACTCCCCTTACCTTGATGT